AAAGAGGAGGGTATGATGGAGAATTTTCCGATCAATATCGATATGTACACGGCCGTGGTGGGGCTTTTATTGCCCCTTTTAATCTCGATTATCTTGAGCCCGGACTGGCCCGCGAAAACCAAGGGTTGGGTATCATTCCTTATGGTGTTTCTTGCGGCGGCGGGGCATCTGTTCTTTATAGGCGGATTTGTCCTGGCCGATTTTCCAGGCACTCTTCTCAAAATCCTGTTTCTTACGACAGGGTCTTATCTTTCGTTCTGGCGACCCACGGGTATCGGGGACGCGGTGGAGAAGAATATCGGCATAAAACCTAAAGAGGATGGACTTTACGACGAGCGGGGATTTACGAGGGTCAAAATACTTTTTGCTTTAGCGGCTTTGATTACGTTGATTATTGCTGCCCCATGCCTTGCGGGAAGTAAAACGATAACTTTTGGATGGCAATATGACGATCCGGTTGGCCAGGGGGTAGCCAAATTCAGGATCTATAAATCTATGGCCCAGGGCGTATATGACCATGATATGGATATGCTCGTTGAGCTTCCCTATATCGAAGAGCAGACCGAATATGAGGTCGATGGTGTGCTTACAAGTCCGGATGGGCAGGCCGTGACATGGTACTTTGTAGCAACCGCCCTCGATGATCAGGGAAACGAGAGCGTGCATTCAAATGAGGTATCTACCCTGGTTGATTTTGAGGCGCCGGAAAGCATCATAAATTTCAAGGCAACTATAAAGGTTATTACGGAATAAAACAGGGAGACCCACCGGGCCGGAGGCCGGATGTCAGAGATCCGGGAGGAGGATCATTATGCGTTATACTATTAAGCGGCTGTTCATGGGGTGTGTGCTCGCGGGGATGGTGCTGGCCGTCGGTTGTACCACGACCGTGGATTGGCGCAAGTTGGATACACAGGTAAAGCGATACCATTTTGCCCAATTGAGTTTTAAGGACATGCAGACGGATTATATTGCCATGTTTCCGAGGCAGCCCGATGAGACAAAGACCTATCTCCGGGAAAAGGTGGCCCCGGTCCTGCATAAGGCCAAGATTGCCCTGGACGCGTGGGGCCAAGTGGTTACGGGTGGGACCGTTAACACCGGACAGGAAAGCGCGTTTACGCTCTTATTTGACGAGGTGGCCCTGCTCTTGAAACCCTATGTGGTCAAGGAGGAATAATAATGACATCCGCGCAATTCGAGCTGGCCCTGCTCCTGATAAAGGGCATTATGAAATTGAGTGAACGACTGAATAAGGTGGGCAATATGACGGACGAGGAATGTCTCGCGGCCATCCCCATTGCCCAGGCAGAGATAGATGCCAATGATCAGGCGATACAGGAGCTGTAAAAATTGGCTGGAGAAGAAGGAAAGACCCTGGGTGAACAGTTCGCCAGATTAGACGAATCCCTATCCGGGATACATGAAACACAGCAGCGTCAGGAAATGGCGCTGATCGATATCTTCAAAGAATATCGTGAGACCGGGGCCAAAATAGCGAGCCTCGAGACGGTCATCCGGATGAGTCTCGCCGAACAGAACCGGATCAATGAAAGCGTAGATAAGAATATCTGTGAGATTAAAGATAGCTGGATCAGGACAGAAGGCCTGCTGGACGCCCGGATGCGTCTGACAGAACGCCGGATCTCATGGTTCGCGGGGGGTGCCGCCGTGGCATTGATTGTTTTTGACATGGCATTCAGGTTCGTCGTCATGTGGGTCAAAACAAAATTTTCATAAGGAGCATCACATGGATAATGACAGACTATTGGGGATCATGACGCGCAAGGAGCGGGAACGGGATCAGATCGAGACCAAGATCGACCGATGCGTCAAGGATTTAAACTATTACTCTTATCCATCGAACGGCATAGAGAGTGTGGATGCGGATGCAGTCCTTCAGGCGGCCAATGAATTGAAAAAGCTATATGATGAATGGAAGGCCGTAGGCAAACGAATTAAAGATCTCCGGGCAGAGGTTGGACTGTGAGCAAAAAGGAGCTCTATTACGATCAGGCCGAACGGCTCTATGTGCAGGGAGGCCATAGCATCGAAAAGATCGGTCAGATCCTGCCGGTCAGCGTCAAGACCCTGTACCAGTGGAAGAGCCACGGGGACTGGGGCACCCGGAAGCGGGCGCACCTGGCCAGCCGGAGAAACGTGGCCGACATCCTCCGGGATCGGCTCGAGGAGAAGATTGGCGAGGTGGACGGCCGCACGTTTACGGCGGCGGATGCCGATGAGATATCCAAGATATCGGCCACCATAGACCGGATCGAGAAAAGCGCCTATGACCTGCGGGCCGTTTCCGTGGAGGTTATGCAGCGCTTTGGCAAATACCTGAGGGCGAATTTAAAGGATGGCAACGAGCTCCAGAGAATCAGCAAATATATCCAGGGATTTTTCGAGTGGCTGGAGGTGAACGGCTGAGAATGGCACGAAAGCTCACCATACGGCAGAAACTGACCAAGGCGGAATTCAGGAAGCGCTATAATGACGTCCTTTCCGCCCTGACGGCTGAAGTCCTCCCCTTCTCCGATGATGCGGAGGCGCGCCGTGAAAGGATCGAGAGATCAAAACAGGATCACTTTTTCTTTTTCCGGACATATCTCCCCCATTATTTCTACGCCGAGGAGGCGCCATTTCACCACGACCTGATCGAGGATCTGGACACCCGGCCCGATCCGGACGACCCGGCGGACGTGATGATCCCGGTGGCCGTGGCCGCGCCCAGGGAATTTGCCAAGAGCACCATTACGAGTTTCGGGTATGTGATCCACCAGATATGTCACGGGCTCAGGCATTTTATCATCCTGGGCTCCGACACCGAGGACCTGGCCGGGGATCTCACCGGGTACCTGCTTTTAGAGCTGGCCATGAATCAGCGGATCCGCCAGGACTTCGGGCAACTGGCCGAGCTGGGCTGGTCTGTCTATGACTTTGTGACCCGAAACGATGTGCGTGTCCTGGCCCGTGGCCGCGGTCAGCGGGTCCGGGGGCTCAAGCACAAACAATACCGGGTGGATCTGGCCATCCTGGATGATCTGGAAAACGACCAGAACGTCAAAAACCCGCGTATCACCAAGGCCCTGCTCAAATGGATCAAGGAGACGGTATATCCGGGCATCGCGTCAAGCGGAAATCTTTTTCTGATCGGGACGATCCTGGCCCGGCGCTCGGCCCTCAATATCATCATCCGGGGCGAGGAAGAACCCTATAATCGCTGGATCACCCGAATTTACAGGGCCATCCAGGAAGACGGGACATCCCTCTGGCCAGCGGCCCATCCCATTGAAAAGCTCTTAAAACAAAAAGAGATTATGGGTTCGGTGGCCTTTAACAAGGAAAAACAGAACAATCCCACGGACGAGGAGAGCGCCTTCAGGGAAGAGTGGATCCGTTATTACCATGAAGATGAGATCAGGGATCTGGAACTGGCCCGGGTCGCGTTCCTGGACCCATCGAGCAAGGAGACCGGGGACGATAAGGCCCTGGTGGCCATCGGGCTGGACCGGCAGGCCATGATCTTTTATGTCCTTCACGGCTGGGTCAAAAAGGCATCGCCGTCCACCATGATGGATGCATGTTATAGCCAGCATAGGGAGATCGGCTGGATACGGATGGGGGCCGAGGATAATGCGCTCAAGGATTTTCTACAGGCGGTAATCGATGAGGCCGCCAAAAAATATGGGTACTACCTGCCCATACAGGCCATCAATCACAGCATCAATAAGGAGGCCCGGATCGTGGCGGGCTTGAGCCACCTGGTGGAACACGGAAAGCTCAGATTCAAAAAGGGCCACAGCGACCAGGACAAGATCGTTGAGCAGCTCCTCTTTCTGGATCAGCCCAGCTTTCCGGATGACGGGGCCGATGCACTCGAGGGGGCGGTGAGTTTGCTCCAGACCGGGGCCGGAATCATTGAATTTGAGGCAACAGGACATAAGCGGGAATACACAAGGATATCTAATTTTATGGGGAGATAGATGCCGGAAGAAGAAAAAACGAAAAAGCCCATCACAGATGAGATCGCAACTGCGTCAAAGGATTTTGACATGTTTGCGGGGTGGCTCAAACGGTTGGAGAATCCGGACCCGACACTCCGGACAGAATCCCAGGGCAAGGGGCTTAAGCTCTATGACGAGGTGGATCGTGACCCGCACGCGGGCGCGGTGCTCCAGTCGCGTTATCTGTCGGTGATCAGTAAGGAATGGGAGATGTTGCCCGCCGAAGAGCCATCGGCAAAAGGGCGCCCCGCCACTGTGAGCCAGGCGCAGAAGATCGCCGATTTTGTCAAGGAGACATTGCTCAACACGAATTTTGACCAGGCCCGGCAGGAACTTCTCCAGGCGGTTTTGTACGGTTTTTATGTGGGGGAGGTCATCTGGGAGGTGCGGGATGGGGCCATCGTTCCCCGGCGGATCCGCGCGAAGCATCCGAGACGATTTTCATTTACGATGGATCGTGAACTGCGACTCCTGACACCCCAGGATATGATCGAAGGGGAACCGGTACCGGACAGGAAATTTATCCGGTTCACCTATGGGTCGAGCGACAACCCTTATGGAAAGGGTCTTGGACAGAAGCTCTGGTGGCCCATATGGTTTAAGAAAAACGGGATCAAGTTCTGGCTCGTCTTCCTGGAAAAATTCGGGATGCCCACGGCCGTGGGCAAGTACCCGCCGGGCACCTCCCCGGAACAGCAGGCAGCCTTGTTAGATGCCATTGACGCGATCCATAACGAGACGGGGATCAAGATCCCGGACTCGATGGCCATCGATCTCCTCGAGGCGGCCCGGTCCGGCAAGGTGACCTATGAGACCATCTGCGAATACATGGATAAGCAGATCAGCAAGGCCGTCCTAGGCCAGACCGCCACGACCGAGGGAACGCCGGGAAAATTAGGAAATGAGCAGTCCCAGGAAGAGACAAAACAGGACATTATGGAGTCCGATGCAGGTCTCCTGGATGAATGTCTAAATAACTCGATCATCCGGTGGATCGTCGATTATAATTATCCGGGCATTACCGCGTACCCGAAAATACAGACCAGGACAGAGGCGGAAAAGGATCTGAAGGCCCTGGCCGAGAGGGATAAGACCCTGGTCAATGATATCGGGCTTCCCATTACCCGACGGTATTTTTATGAGGCTTATGCCATACCCGAGCCGGAGGAGGGAGAGGAGACGGTCCAACCGAAACAGAAAACGGATTCGCCGCCCAATAAGGCCGAATTTGCCCTCCGGGGTGCAGACCCCTATCTGCCGGAGACCGAGGATCTGTCTCCGGCAGATACATTGGACGCCCTGGGAGAGAAAACGCTCAAAGCGGCTGATCTTAGTGGCCTGATGAAGCCGGTGGAGGATCTCCTGGCTTCCGTGAAGTCTCTCGATGAATTCAGGGATGGTCTGCTCGAGCTGTATGGCGATATGGATGAATCAACATTGGGCAACCTGATGCAGAGGGCCTTTACCGTGGCCGAACTGGCCGGGAGATTCGATGTTATTGAGCGCTGAATATATGAGCCTGCCCTTTGATGAGGCCATCACGTTTTTCAGGAAAAAGCTCAATGTGCCCACGGCGACCTGGAAGGACCTCTGGAAGGCCATGCATACCCGTGCCTTCTCCGTGGCCGGAGCCATGAAGACCGAGCTGATCGAGGATCTGCGTAAGGCCGTGGATCAGGGCATTTCCGAGGGGACGACCCTGGCGGAATTCCGCAAGGGCTTTGACGGCATCATTCAAAAGCACGGATGGATATATAAGGGCGGCAGGGCCTGGCGGACGGCGGTTATTTTCAACACCAACCTGAGCGTGGCCTATTCGGTCGGGCATTATACCCAGATGATGGACCCCGATGTCCTTAAGGCGAGGCCGTTTCTGAGATATGTGGGATCTAGTTCGGCTGAGCCGAGAGAAGAGCATATGAAGTGGTATAACACGGTGTTGCCCGCGGACGATCCCTGGTGGGATACCCATTACCCGCCGAACGGCTGGGGGTGCAAATGCGGTGTGGTGAGCCACTCCGCCCGTGAAGTGGAGAGACTGAAAAAAGAGGAGGCCGGGGGGGCGCATCCCATTGAAACTAAAGCGCCCAATATCGAGCGCTATGAATGGGTGGATAAGGCAACGGGCGAGATCCACAAGATCCCGAAGGGGATCGATCCCGGGTGGGATTACAATCCGGGAAAAGAAGGATTCAGGGACTGAGGGGATGGGCGGCGTAGCGGTAAGCATAAAAGTCGATGATCGGGAAGTGCGGAAACTCCTGGGCGGGCTCCTGAAACGGATGGGCAATTCTGCGCCTGCCATGAAGATCCTGGGGGCGATCGCACGGACGTCCATTGTCCGGAACTTTGAAAAGGGTGGGAGACCCACGAAGTGGCAGGCGCTGTCTCCCGAGACGCTCAAGACAAAAAAAGGCACGGCTATCCTGAGAGGACAGGGCATGGCGGGCGGTCTGATGGGCTCGGTCAATTACAAGCCGTTCAGCGATAAGGTCGTGATATCGGCCAACAAAATCTATGCGGCCATCCATCACTTCGGGGGCAAGGCCGGTAGGGGCCGCAAGGTCACGATCCCGGCACGGCCGTTCATGATGGTGCAGGATGAGGACTGGGTGGAAATGAAGGCGGCGCTGGGGGATTACATCATAAGGGGGGCATTATGAAATTCACCGGGTTTGAGGATTGGATCGAGATATTCAGGGGTGGGAAGCAGGTTGACAGCCGGGGTAATGAGCATGACGGGGATGAGGTGATTGATCAGGCATTGGCCAGCTTCAATGTTGAGGAGCATGAGCCGCCATTGACCGTGGGACATCCCGAGGATAATTCCCCGGCCTTCGGCTGGGTGGAAGGGCTGAAGGATACCGTGAAAGATGGTGTAAAGGTTCTCATGGCCAAGTTCAGGCAGGTGGTTCCGGAATTCGAGGACATGGTAAAAAAGGGCCTCTTTAAGAAGCGCTCTGCCAGCTTTTACCCGGACGGGAGACTCAGACACGTGGGGTTCCTGGGAGCCGCGCCGCCCGCGGTCAAGGGCCTGGCCGGTCTGAAATTTAAAGACCCGGCAGAGGCCGTCACGTTCGACTTTTATGATGCGGGTATGAATACGATTGCGGGTCTTTTCAGAAAATTGCGGGACTGGCTCATCGAGAAAGAAGGCAAGGAAGCGGCGGATGCAATCATCCCGGATTGGGATGTGGAATATATCAGGGAGGAGGCCAAGGCCAATAAACAGGAAATTCAAACCGACGTAGTTCCGGCGTTCAGTGCCGTTAAAAGCGGTATTGATAACAGGAGCACGGTCAAAAACGAGGAGGGTAAAATGCAATTTAAAGAGAGGATTAAGAACATGTTGAGCTTTATGGGCGTGGACGTGAGCAAGGTGCCGGATGATGCGATCCCGGATAGCCTGCCCGCGGACATGAAGGCACCGTCCTTCAGCGAGGCCGACATCGAGGCTGCCCGTAAAAAGGCAGCAGACGATGCCAGGATCGCAGAAAGGAGAAAAGTGGAGGTGGAGTTTGCGGAGAAAGACCGCCAGAAGCGCCAGGAGGCACGTCAGAAAGAGATCTCCACCTGGTGCGATACTTTGGTCGAAAAGGGCAGGATCGCGCCGTCCTGGGTCAAATACGGGCTCCCAGAGGTGCTTAATTACCTTGCCGCGATCGAAGACGTGATCGAATTCGGCGAGACCAAGGAAAAGGCGACCTATTACGACCGGCTCAAGGGGCTTTTCGAGACTGAGATTCCGAAGATCGTGGAGTTTAAAGAGATCGCCACGCGGGATACGGACATGGGCGCGGGCAGTGCGGGCGAGAAGCTGGAGCAGCTCACCCGGAAGAAGATGGCGGATAATAAGGACCAGAACTATACGGAGGCCTTCTCCGCCGTGCAGAGAGAACATCCCGGCCTGGCGGTCGAATACCGGCAGGAGATAAGCGGGTAAAGAATTGACGATTGAATATTGAATATTGACGATTAGCTGAGGAACGCTGCGCTTTTTCTCCTTAGAGTTTTTAAATAGTTAATAGACAATCGAAAATAATCAATCAAAAAATATGGAGGTAAAAGATAATGGCAACTGAACAGGCAATATGGAGGGAAACTTTTGAGGCCGCCGAGGACCTGTCCGACTATCAATATCACTTTGTAGTGCTCAATACGAGCGGCAAGGTGAGACTTATGGATGCGGAGGATGAGGTGGCAATCGGCATCCTGCAAAACGCGCCGGAAAGCGGGGACGCGGCCGACGTCATGATCATCGGCAAGTCCAAGCTCGTGGCCAACGCGGCCCTCACCGTGGGTAAGTTCGTCAAGCCCGAATACGTGGGCGCAACCGATGCGGGTAAGGGTGACGACGCCGGCACATGGTGGGATACGGCGCGGGGCATGGTCGTGGAAGCAGCCGGCGCCGAGGATGATATATGCTCGGTCATCCTTTTCAGCCCCTTTGCAAGGACAAAGGGCGGGATGGTGAAGCAGATGACGGTCAGCGCCGTTACCGATACGGCCACCATCACCGCGGCGCAGGTCCTGGGCGGATTTATAGACGGGACCCCGGTATCGGCGGCAACGTACACGCTTCCCACCGGAACGCTGATGGCCGCCGCATTGAATCAGGCAGGTATAGGGAACGCCATTGAATTCACCATCAAGAATTCAGGGACCGATGCCGATGCCATCACGGTCGCCGGAGGCGAGGGTGGCACAGCAAAAGGCACCATGACCATTGCGCAGAATAATTCAAAGCGTTTTCTGCTCATCATGACGGCTGCGGCGACATACGATGTATACAGCCTGGGCACGGTGGTGCATTAAAACCAGAAGTCAGAAGTCAGAGGACGGTATTTAACATATTAGGAGGATAATAAAATGGCTCAACCGGACGTAAAAAGCGAAATAATAGCAGGGCCCCTGGCCAATGTATCCGTTGCATACCGCAATCTGGATTATATAGCGGACAGGGTTTTTCCGATTTTGGATGGGGCCGACCCCAAGGCCAAAATCACCAAATACCAGAAGGGTGCCTGGTTCAGGGACGAGGCGGGCATACGGGCCGCGGGCACGCGGGCCAAGCGGGGCGGTTACCCGCTCACCTCGGTGGGGGTCTCCACGGACGAGTATGCGTTTGCCAAGGAAGTGACGGACGAAGATCGCCGGTTTTCCAAGGCCCAGGGCGCGCCCGTGCTCAACCCGGAGCAGGATGCCATCGAGTTTGCAGCCGATAAGGTCGATCTCAAAAAGGAGCGACGAGTGGCATCATTGATTACGGCCGGGACATGGGGAGACGGCAACGCGGGCGGTGTAGACGCCGAGGGGCTGTGGTCACCCGCCGGGTCGACCAATACGTTCCTGACCGATATTGCCACGGGCAAAAGAGCACTCAGGGACGTAGGCCTCAAGGCCACCGGGCTGCTCATCGACTACGACACCTTTTTATCGCTCAAGGAATGCGAGGCTATCCTGGACAAGATCAAGTACACCCAACGGGCCGTTTACGGGGCCGAGCTTCTGGCCGCCCTCCTGGAGCTGGATGAGGTCCTGGTGGGTTCGGCCATCTATTCGGATGCCGAGGAAGTCGCGGCCGGGACCGATTTCAATGCCGTGGATATCTGGGCCGTCAATGATGGCCAGGGCATGGGGTTTTTGTATCACAAACCCCAGAGGATCGGCCTCAAGGTGGTCACGCCGGGCCTGCAGGTGCGCATCGCCTACGAGAACGGCGGGCCGAGACGCACCTCGACGTGGCGTGAAGCGGCTGAACATCAGGACGTGTACGAAGTGGCAGAGGAGACCGATATCGTGCAGGTCTGCGCCGACGCAGGATATCTGTGGAACGACACGTATGCGACGTAAAGAATTGAATATTGACTATTGAATATTGACTATTAACTAAGCCTTTGATTTTTCAATAGTCAATAGTCAACCCAAAGCGGAGGATAAAAGAGATGAGGATTAAATACTTAGGACCTTCACCGGCCATCAATGTGGGTGTAGACGGAAAGGTGCTTGTGCACGTAAAAGGCAAGACCCGCGATTACCCGGACGAGGTGGGTGATAAGCTGCTCCAGGACAAAAAAAATGATTTTGAGGAGGCGAAGGAAGCTCCTAAAGAGAAGACGCCGGAGAAGAAACCAGAAGCCAAAAGCCAAAAGCCAAAGGCCGGAAATCAGAAGGCTAATAGTCATTAGTCAATCGAAAATAGTCAATCCCGAGAGCGGAGCGAATAATGGCCTATTGCACACAGGCAGACCTGCTGGAGCAGATCTCACAAGACAAGCTGATCCAGCTCACGGATGATGATGATGCGGGCATCGTGGACAGCGACATGGTGACACGCGCCATCGCGGATGCGGACGCGGAGATCGATTCTTACTGCGGCACAAAATACGATATACCTTTTTCCCCGGTCCCGGTCATGATCCGCAAGGTGTCGGTGGATATAGCGATCTAT